GATGCCCTTGTCCCCAAACGTTAGGGGATAACGTAGTAAACAACTGCGTACACCGGTAAAGATGTACAATACATTAAGACTGGAATTTCTTCCAATCACCGTCTCTTTTCTTTCGAATTGAGATGTTGTATTTATCAAAAGGCGAAGTGACTTTAGAAAGTAACCGTGACCATTTGGTCAGTTCATCCTCATAGGATTTATCAGTACTTTTCATACTGCGGTTACCTGCTAATGTTTTATAGTCGTGCACGGGTTCGAACATATCATTATACTGTAATGACAATTGGAACGCCAGTGCATGCGGTTCAGCTGAAATACTTCCAAGTCTATGACTTTCAAGTAAAGATTTCACTCTACCATCATAGTGGCTCATCTGGTCGATGAGCCAATCAACAAACAATCCCTCATCTTCATGCGAATATTTCATCGCAAGAAGAGAGGACGTTAAGCTGACATATTTAGGTATTTCGAGTTCTGTGGGTTTGGATATAACCTTAAGTCGTGAATTAAGCGACTTACCGTGTGGGTTATATCCTAGACCACCATACGTTTCAGGAAGTTGAATAGCCATACGAGCTACTCCCCTTGAAACACTCGGAAGGTTCTTTAGACCTTCCCAGCCTACTACCTTAAGGTAGTTCATAAATCCATTCATCATGTTACCGTTAGGTACCTTCGCAGGCTTAAAACACTGGTCCTTAGTTATAAGGAACCCAGCGAATTCGGCGTGTGAAGATGAAGTGAGACATTTATCTTCCGAAATCGGAACTTTCGAGTATTTTAGAAAGTTACGATACTCCTCGTGAAGAGGGGCTTCGGTTATAACGATATCGTCTCCGAGGATTCGAAATGAATCTCTTGGCTCAAGACCGAGTTTATCACACATTTCAGTGAGAACCAGGTTATGAGTAAGACCGAATAAAGCAAAGCTTCCATACATACCTTGGGGTTGCCCCTTCGAGTATGATATGTATTCCTTGCCTTTGACCTTACGGAGGTCAGGAGTAAGTCTCCATTCGGAACGAGATAGGTAATCAAACAGGTTGGCCTCATCACTGAGGTTTAATCCATTTAGAACTCCGATTTGAACGGCACGCGGAAAATTATCTGTTGCACCACTAAGGTCGACAGAATAAACTGTCTTACCCTCAGCTAAGGCCTTTTGGGCGAACTTAGCTCCATCTTCCTGATTGTGAGTACAATCAGTCTCCAAGTCCCTAAGGATTTGGTTGAGTAGTTGATGTAGTGGGTATAAAGCAACTTGGATAGAAGCTTTGGGCATAGCGATTACTCTCGCTTTGTAGCCTCTCTCCTGTATGACACTGATGTCTCCAGGAGAAGCTGCAGCTCTATCATCCCAAACGGGTGGTAAAGCCAATGCTGAAGGCATTTCTGCCTTTCTTTCCAAGTATTGAGCTACATAAGGTACACTTAGTCCTTGTAAAAAGGATTCAATGTACTTTTCCTTCTGGTCATTATTACCAGGTTCTCCTATGATAGACACTCTCGTATCTAACCATGGAGGAAGGGTATCCGGTTTACCGGAGTTAAGGGAGGCAGGATAAAACTGCCAGTTGAGTCTTTTAGGACCAACATGCTTTTCAGCAACCCTCACACCCAGGTTATGTAGATATTTATTAGCTTTGTCGGACAAGATGTCTTCTGACTCAATAGAGCCAATGGATTTCTTATACTGTTTATCTGTTACATTTTTACTAATGTAACCAGTATATACCATCAAAGCTGATAATGCTTTATTAATTTTCCTATGGTCTGTTGTTGACAGTGCTGTTGAAAACACTTTCTTAAAAACTCCTTTCGGAATTGATTGCTGAGAAACAGCAATCCAGTCATGGTCTGGGTTCTCATTCCCAGAGATGAGCTGAATTAAGATTGTCTTGTAGGTTTTTAACCTACCAACAGTCCACTCTTCACCTGATGATACCACCCATTTTTCAATTTGTGATATCATCTGTAGAATTTCTTGGTTTGTAAAGCCAAGCAATCCTAAATGTCTATGCAGTCGCTTACTTGTTACACTCCGGAAAGTTCTATTTCCCATTGTCAATCCTTTGTTACATAACAAATGTGTTGAGGAGTAAACATATATACGACCAGTATATACATTGTTGGATGTAGTGATTTGCAATTATGTATCTCTTGCATAGCGTAAACCTTTGCAGATTAGGATCTGGGTATCAACCAGTTCCGAGAACACAGAGGGTCAAAGACCATGAGTATAAACCGAAGTTTATTTAACTTCTGATAGGATTCACGAATGGTCCCAAGAAAGGGATAATTGCGTTAACGACACCAACTGTCGTACATTAAACATACC